TGCCGCCGAGCGCACATCGCCCGACATAGCGTAGAACTTGAGCTTGCTGGCGACAGACATGCCTGACAGACGCTTGGTCACGGTATAAGTACGGTCGCGTGACATCTGCTGCTGAGCTATAACGGTAGCAGCGTTTTCGCCCACCTGCATCATCACGTCAACAGCCGTCTTGGTCTTACCGGAAGTGTATGCAGCCACATCCACAGACACGGTCTGAAACAATTTTCTCGTCTGTGTGCCGTCATCAGACCAACGCATGACGACGAGAGGCGTGTCATCAGCCTCGTTAACGACCATGATGCCGGAGTACAGCCAGTTGCCAGATACGCCCGAAGCCACGTCAACACCATGCAGACGCAGCGGGTACGAGCCATGTGTCAGGCCAAGAGCTTTAGGGTCGAGGTTGACAGCATGAGTAAAAACGTCAGTAACCACAGTCTCGTCGATGGTGTGCCAAGCACCACTATAGTACATCTCAACAGTTGCCTTAATACCCTTAGATGATGCATTGTTGGGGAAGGAATAAAGAGGTACAGACACAGCAGCACCATTCACCTTCAGCACCGTCGACGAAGTATAGTTGAGCGTCTGTTGCGACACAACAGTAGCATCAACACCCACAGCCGACACGTTCTTGTTGCCAGAGTGGTCGCCGTCATCGTAAGCCACGATACGGAACGAGCGCGAACCTGCAGTAGTTGCAAAATACTCGGATATATCAATTTTGAATTTGAAATCGTCTGTAAGATTAGCCGATGACTCAGTGTTGACATTAAGCGTCTGCAGAACAGCGTTAGTTGAGCGGTCAACGAGGTCTACACGTGTTATGGAGTTGAGCGAGTCACCTGAAGGAGTAGAAGTCACCGACATAATAGCAGCCTCGATCATCATCGTCGAACCCACAGCACCATAGACCGTCGACTTCTTCAGCGCAATGCTGACGGTCGTAGCCTGGACTGCGCCGCCGCCACCCTTGATGACAATCTGGCGCTGTTCGCCGATTTGGTCACCGTCGGCATTGGTGAGCGCAAACTTGTAGACACCGCCATCCTCTTCGACAATATCGATGTCAGTCGGCGTGTTGGTGTATGCGCCCCCGTGCTGTAAGGATCTTTGCCATTCTTGACGGGAACATCAGATACGTTGATGTCATCGCTTTTGCCGAACTCACGCCACAAAGTCGCACCCGTGTCAGTCTTGGACGCGTCAGCGATGTTGTCGCCATGGAACTGGAACGACCTCGTCTTGTTAGCCTCGGAAAGAAAAGAGATAATAAGACCACGCTTGATATAGTTGACAGCCGTACTCTGTTGATAACTGATGAGAGCAGCCACCGCACTGCTGAGCGTATAATAAACCACCTTGCCATTGCCATCGATGAGATTGTTGATGTTGATGTAGGTCTCAGAACCGGCAGCGAGAGAGCCGAAGTCTTGCCAGTTCACCGGGTCCTGCCAAGCACCGATGGTAAGCGAAGTGCCTATGTACTGATATGTCTTCCAAATCTTCTTGGAAACTTGAATAGTGAGCAGCAAACCAAACGACACCTTGCCCGCATTCCACGCCACATCAACGGCAGACGCCTTTGCATTGTCGGGATCATAGAGGGCATAAAAGCCGCTGATGGGATAAGAGACTGTAGGGTTGAACACAGATGACGACGTACCGCCACCGCCCACATCCTGCCATTTCTCAGTATCACGGAAGTCCGCCTCAGACGTAGAGTCGGAAGTATACTGCTTGATCTCCCAATGTGTAGAGTCTTTTCGATAGGTTATCATCAGACCAGGAACAACAAGGTCTCGAATAGACGTTGTACTGTAAATGCGGTCAATGGCTGTTTCGAGCGTGTAGTTGCCGCCGACCAGTCTGCTAACATTGACGAAAGGAACCAGCCCGAGACGAGTCTGAACAGCATCTATTGGAGTACGCATGTCAGGCAGATAATCCTCAGGAACCATGCCGTTAATGTCAAGCGGAGCGATACCGCCCTCAACACCCTTGCTATCAATAAAAGCTTTAAGATTCTTTTCGGCAGTGCTCAGACGCTTCTTCATGCCTGCGCCCTCATCGCCCGGAAACGCTGTGTTTTGTACATACCCAAGTTCCAAGTCGGTACCGACAAGAACAAGCTCATCTTCGAACCAGACGTAAGAACGTTGTTCTGTCACGTCCACATACATCTTGCCGCTACGAGGCACACGCCCGGCCTCTGTCGCTTTGCCGAAAGCATCACCGTCACGCCAGTTGTTGTAATAAGAAGTCGTACCTTTATCAACCTCCAGAACAAAAACATTATCCTTCAGGTTGTATACGACTCTACAGTTCTCATCTGTAGAATAATATATAGAGGACATCTTGAGCGCAGTCACCATGACAGTGCCGTAAAACGTCACAGCAGAATTCTTGAGAATCTCTATCTCGTCAGTTAACGCCTGTATGCTATCCTGCAACCCGTCAACGGTCTTCTTCTGAGCGTTATAGTTATTAGAAATCTCAAGAATAGACTGCGACATTGTATTGAGCGAGCTCGTTATTGAGGACATCTGCGCAGGAGTGATGACACCAGCAGCAGAAGCGCTGACAACCGGCAAGTTCACATATTGCAGACTCACCTTCTCGCCAGCCCGGATGGAAAGCGTCAGTCTGACGCTATTGGCATCAGCTGTAGGGCTGACGTTGATGGCAGTGACCGCACCCGACGACGAGGTGTTCACCTCACTCACCTTTTCAATAATGTCTTTGAGCATCTGGCCGACAAGCCCTGCCGTGTTGGAGTCCGGGAGCGTATTGGTGCGGATGGTTTCGGCTTGCGATGTAAGTATGTCGTATGTTTTAGCCATTATTAATTGATTTGAAATTGTTTAAACTATCGTTGATGCAGCCAGACAAAGGCACAGAGAACTCAGCCAGACAGCCGTACAGTGCGTTCTCGGCATTCTGTATAGGCAGAACCTTAATCGGCGATGAAGGATTGAGCAAGAGCAGCCACTTGTGTTTAGGCTTACGCCCCACACGGTCATGCATCATACGTACAAAGATATCAGTAATAATCTGTGAAGAATCGGACAATGCCCGCTCCACCTCAGCATAATCGCCAGTGTCTGTAACGTGGACAAGCACCTCGATATGGCACGTATAGTTGCGCGATACAGATGTTGACGATGCTTCAATCTGGAAGTCAGTCGACTCGAAGTACACAGCCGGGTAGCGAAGCTCTTGAACCAGCGAAGTGTTGCGCTTGTCATCGTTGAGATTGACGAAGTGAGGACTCTCGTCAGTATGTCGTACCATCATGTGCTCACGTGCAAGCTGTTCGATGTAGTCTATAACGGTTTGTATTGTCATAAGCATTTGATGTTATTGAGGTTGTCTCGATTGTTTGATGCGACGGTTCATCAGACGGAAAGCGTCAAGTGCGGACATACGCTTGTAGCGCTCGATGAATGCCACGTCGTCACCCATGAAAGCGTCGAAGATGGCAAGCCAGTCCGTAGGAGCAGGCTTCTTGCGCTTCTGCATCTTCGATTTGAACGCCTCCACCTCTTCCTCATCCTCCTCGTCAGATTGAGGAGGGAAGAGGTACGGATAAGAACGTGAGAGCCATCGTCTCAGAAGGATGAAGTTTAGGAAAACAGCCTGACGCACCTTCTCAGGCAGCTGCTCCACGGCACAGACCTTAGCGTCAATATCATCGTCACGCTTATGACGGGCATGATAAAGCGAGGCTATGAAGACCGTGAGGTGGTCGCCGTCCTGACTGATAGCGTAACGCTGAAAGTGAGTGTCAGCCATCATGAACTGCTCAAGCGTGCATCCACCAAGACGCGGATCTGGCGCAAAGTAGCCGGTATCCGGCAGTACAGTTATCTTGAAGTTGTCTACCGAGTCATCAAGCCGTTGCATCCATGTTGTGAGCTGCGTCAGGCAGTATGACAGATAGTCACCGAGAGCGTACACCACATGCATCGGCACGCCATAGTACTTGGCAAGCAGTTCGTCACGCGGCAAGCCACCCGTCCAGAGCATAGCGGCGAGCATCATGCCGTCAGCGTCCAGCTCGTCCCACTCGGTCGGGATGTCACGCTCATACACCTTGCTGCCATGAGTAATCTTGATATGCTTCATAATCACATAGCAAAGAAAGCGGCGTGATCGTCGTTGTTGCGAATAGGACCTACAGTCCGTTCGCCGACAATAGCGCCCATATAATTATTGAGAAAACAGCGCAGGGACGCCTCGGCTCTGTGAGCGTCGAGGTCAGCAAGCGCACAGCGGTCGCCAATCTGACGGTCTGTAGCAGGCTTTTCGATGTCGTTGCCCAAAGACCCCGACTCAGTGGAACCAAAGTACAGACCACGCTCCGTGAGCGAGCCCGTCTGTTTCATCAGCCTCGAAGCAGCCTTCTTAACCACAAAATCAGCACATGCCAGACGCAGCTGCTCAAGCGTACAGATACACTCGTCAGAAGGAAAATCAGCCTTGCCAGACAGCCACCCACGCAACTGTCTGTAAAGCTTCTCGCCAAGAACTGCACAAAGATCATACTCCTCTACCGTGCGGAACTCGCCCTTGAGACGCATAAAGACAATGTGCGACGAGTTGATAAAGACAAACTGGTTAGCCTCACGTGCCGAATGGACGATAGCACGGCTGCGGTCTTGATAGCACGGCGACGTCAGATAGTCAGGATAAGCCTCAATGTGCTCCTCGATGAAGTCGAGCAGCTGGTCGAGCGCATTGAAACCGGCATTCTGGAAGCTCTTGCGAAGCCTGTCCTCCTGATACTTGTAAGCGCCCTGCCAGTCAGCCGAGCCCTGGCGCTGGAAGCCCTGGTCAGAAATACGCAGATTAAGCGCATCGAAGTGTAGCCAGAACGCAAGATTGGCCACAGCACGACGGGCTGTCTGCGTCAGCTGAGAAGCAAGCTTGTCATCCTCAGGAGGATTGTCAGCCAGTTGCTGAAGACGCTGCATCATCTGCTCGCCGAGCAAAGGCAGCAGAAATTGTTGTTCGACGGACTCAAGAGGCGCTTGCATCTTGGCAAACGAGAGCGAAGATGAGACGGGCACAAATGGCGACATCTGACGGCCATTGTCCCATTTAGACTGTGAAAATAGCATAAGCATCAAGATTTAAGACAGTTGATGCGACGTGCCCGCACCAGTGTCGAGGGTGGTAAGTATTGTATTGCGGAAACGCAGCTGCAGATCTTCTGGAGCACCGTTGAGCTGCATGTATAGTTGCAAGGGGTCAAGGATATTCTGACGGTCAATCCACGAGTTGGCGATGTTGACGAGGAACGCCTCACGAATATTGGAGCCGCCTTGGTTGCCGGCATAGCTGCCACCCGGCATACCAGCTCCGAGCACGTTAGGGTTAACCATAAGCGAGAAGAGAATCTCGGAATTGGCAGCAGCCGACGTAACGAGGTTCTCCTGTCCGGCTGAATATTTGTTTGAGAGCGGAGTAATCTTCCACTCCTCCTCGATGCGACCATTCATCTCGTTCACTGCGTAGTTTGTGAAGATAGGCTTCTCGGCATTCTCAGCACCAAGAAGGTTCTTCTCTATGCTCGACATATATTTGTCGATGGCTTGTCGACGCAACTCAATATCTTCGAATTCGGTAGTAGGGAACTTCTTATCCCAGAACGAGTAAGGAATCTGCACATGCCACTTCCAAGTCGTCTGGTTCTTGTACGCCTTTTTCAAATACTGCGGCACCATGTGAGCGATGTCCACCCACCCTGCCACGTATGCCGGCCACCATATCGGCTCGCCGTAGATATCGTCGTTGCTCCAGGAGTCGCGCACGGGATAAACAAAGCCCCCCTTCATCTTGCCCATAAAGCGCAGCAGCTCGGCATGGTTCTCAGGCGAATAGTCAGAGAGCAGCGGCAATATTGAGTAGCTACTCGGCGACAAGTCCCATGAGCCGCTGATGACGCAATTCTGCGAGCCAAGCGTGTCAAGAGGCTCGGTGAATCGGAAGTAGTGGCTGTTGATGGTGTTCAGACCGACTACCTTATTTCCTGCTGCGTTAGGAACAAATTGCACCGCCGACAAGCCCACCTTTAGGAAGTCGCGCAGCGTCTTCTCCATGTACCGGCGTACAAGACGCGAACCGACGAAGCGCTGCATGGCTTGGTCGTCTGCAGGTTCAAGTATCTCGTCGCCCTTGTCATTGTATCCCTTAACACGACACACGAAAATGCCCTGACCCATGGTGAGGTTGCGCAGAAACCGCAGACCCGTATTGAGGACGGTAGTATTGCGCACTATTTCTGAGGCATGACACGGAAACAAGTTGTCTTTGCCCCATGCCAACACACGCTGCCCTGCCACCTCGATGAAATCATGACGAGTGTCGTCGTAAGGGAAGAGCACGCGTCGGCGCTCGTCGGAAGCCTGTTTGTCAAGCTTTGTGTCGTAGAAAGCGATGTCGGAATGCATCATGAGGGGCACACCCTCTTTGTTATATAGAATATCCATTGCTCCAGTCTATGATATGAGAGTTGTATTCGATGATATTGGTAATCTTCACCGGAATGACGTGTAGTTCGGGATTGCCCTTGCAGTCGCACGGTTGGATGCCTCGAAAGCGCAGTCGCTTCATGTCCATGCCCTTGCATCCGGTAACGTATGCCGTAGGTATGAAGTGCAGCCGTCCGTCTTTGGTGGTGAATTTTATTGAGAAGATGCGCCTCTTGCCGAAGCGGTCGGTGCGTATGTCGAGATCTGCGAGCATAGTGCTCGCGTACATAGTTTTTTTAGTGTCTTCCATATATTATGCGAATGTTTTGTCGAATGGTGGATGAGCGAAGACGGACGCCTTGCCGGTATCGGGAGCAATGAACGGCTGTCGCATAAGCCTCTCGTCGGCATAGCGCCATGTAAACGACACAGACTGCGGTTCGTTGGACGGGCGTGAAACGGAGGAGTCTACATCAGTAATGGTGATGCGCCTTAGTTCGCCGTCGGCATAGACGAAGACGTAAGGCGACGACATGAGGTCGTAGATGGCCCGACGCTCCTCAGCGGAACGCCAGCCTGAATGCGACTTGTGGCTCTCGGTGAGCTGAGGATCAAGACGTATATAATCTCGTCCGGCATACCCGAAGTCGCTGTCAAGCTCCTGCTCTTCGACATCCTTGCCCGAGAACGTGACAACCTCCGGAACACCGAAGAGATTAAGATAAACGAAATGCGTTGCCATGGACTGGCGTGTCTTGCGGTCTATATCGAAGCGGATACAGTCTGCTTGCTTGTCATTCTGCAGTAATGTCAGAATGCAGTAAAGCAGAGAAGACCCGTCAGGAGCCGTTGTAACCTGTTTAATTTCAGAGGTATCGGCGAGGAATGTAAAGTAATCATTTGAGCAGTCTGGCTGTATGACAGCCTCACGCCAAGACAGTCCGGAATTGTCGGCGAGCCGATAGGCTGCGCCGACGATGAGCTTCAGCCCCGACTGACCTGCAGTAAGAATGTTGACTGGCTGTGGCTGTCCATCAATCAACGAGCGCCGTCGCATCTGCGTGGCAAAAATCGGCTGCAGGGCTGTAATTTGTCGGCTCATGTACAGTGCGCGAGTAGTGGCAGTAACACCACCTTTGACAGCGACTCTCAGCGTACATGACGCCGAACGTGCGCCAGCCTTGAGCATAGTGTCAGTGTCGAAGGATGCGAGAATGGCAGCATTGACGAGTTCAGAAAGCTCGGCAATGTTGACGTAGCCTTGTTTGTTTGGGGAATAGCTTGACGAATTGTCGAAGACGGCGACTCCGGAACCGTCGCTGACGGTAGTGCTAACAACAATATCACCCTCAGCCGCAATACTGATATTGTCGGCTGAGGGTGAGAATATGATTGAGGGCAAAGATGAGATTTGCATAAAGATAATATTTTACCAGACAATGAGTTGATATCCCACACCAGCAACAGGGGCACGAACCGAAAAGTTGTAGCCTGCATACATCGTCCAACGCCGATACCGGTAACCGGCCATTAGCGATGTGTTATGCAGACCCCAAGTGGATAGCAGGTCTACGGAGTGAGTCGTCGCGAGTCTGTTTGGTGTGAACGTGAGACTGACTTTTCGACCTGCTATCACATTTTGATATACCGTGTCGCTGATAATAGCGACAGCGCTGCCACCGAGCTTGCCCGGTGCCGAGGCCCGCAGCGTGTCGCGGTATACGTGACGCGAGAAATATTCTTCAATTATGGCATTTGTGTCAACGCAAGCCGGCACCTCTACAAGCGACGTCTTTGCTGGTTGCGGAGTATATATTGTGTCCACTGTTGTCTGTACAGACGGCAGCGGATCGTAAGGATTTGTCTTCGGATGCCTCTCAGCCGGAGCCTTCACCGCGGTACACCTACCGACGGTGAAGGCAAGAGCCAGAGTACCTAAAAACGTAATTGTGATAACGAACCACTTAATGTTAATCATGATGTTTAAGGATAATCATTTGACCTTTACAAAAACCTGACTCAATTATAGTTCACAAACTGCTATTACATATATTTTCTGCCTATTGATTATTTGAAGCCCTTAGCGATGCGGTCAACGGCTGTCAACATAGTCTGCTTCACCATGCTGATGTAGAAGCTCTTGTCTTTGCCGTCGATGCAAGCCATATTCTCGAGGATGCTCGTAGTATTCTCCACGACGAACGCCACCATCAGAATGACGGTCAGCACATCGAAGAACCATGCACCCACAAGCCATGTCAGAGAGTTGGCGTCATACTGAGCCGCAAACCACTTGAACATCTGACAAGACACGAAGAGCATAAACCAGATGCACAGCTTGAGGACAAACCTCGAAAACTTTGCACTCTCGAAAGGCTCGTTGCGTTTATGACTCGCCACCACACCAGAGACCAGCTCTATGGCCATAACGAAGATCATAGCGATGGCAAGAACGGGCCAGATGCCAAGCACAGAGCAAAGCAGACCCCAGATAGACGACAGCGCAATGCTATGCCCCGTACCCAAATACTTGGTTGTAGGGAACACGCTCTGCATGAGAGCCGAGAAGCTGCCGTAGCCGTATGATAACAAAAACCTATTCATAACATAAAAAAACTGAGATTATGCTTGCAAAGGTAAATCATATATATAATATAAGGTAGGACAAAAAAACGGCGCACCCTATTCACATAGAGCACGCCGCCAACTTCAAAAATTATTTGTTTGTCCTTATATGTCTATTTCGTCACGTTCGTACATCACCCAGAGCGGTTCGCCATCAACGTACACCGTACGGAACCCCAACTCCGACATATACTTGTTTACCTCAAGCACCGTCAAAGGGTAAGTGTGACGCAGCGAGTAGACTATCTCGCGTGATGAGCGCAGCATGATGTTATGCCTCTCACCGGCAGTGTCATAATTTGACGTGATGAGACGCTTGAAGAACAGACCGCCGTCATCCTTCTTCTTGTCGTCCTCACCCTCTTTGTTCTCACTCTGTTGAAAGAAACCTATTCCCATTGCAGCCTCCTTTCCGGTTTAAGATGCTCCGGACAATTGCGGTTAAGGTCACGAAGAAAAGCGATGACCGCACGTATAGTGTCCAGATCGGCGAAATACTCCTTATACTCCTGCAGCTCACAGTCTATCATGGAGCTGTCTTGCGTCTTGGCAAGCAGATGTTCGCGGCTGTTAAGCAGCAGATCTATCAAATAAGCCACATCCCCCTGCTCAATCTGCTTGTCAAGCTTGCGTACTATGTTGTCTGTTGCAAAGCGGCAGCGCTCCGGCTGCTGTTGCTGTTGGTTGTTGTTATTGCTCATACCTTACCTCCTTTGTTAAGCATCAGACCCATACAAGCAATACCATATAATATAGAGAGTTGGTGACCAAGTTTTGCGCGTCGGCGATAGCTCATGCCTTTAATATGATCTCTTGGTGTCACCTTACACTCGACTTTACACTCATACTTTCTCTCAGCCATCTTCTTATACATGCGATATACACGATGTATGCCATGCCTTTTCATGCTTCGCCTCCTTCCTCTGCTCCGAGGTTGTCGTCATACTTCATCCAGTTGTGACGGTCCTCTTTGTTAAGTTTATAGACATTGTGACAGGCAATGGCGAGGCAGAGAGCGGCGCCAAGGATGCTGCTCTCGGCTATGGCAGCGCCGAGGATGAGAGTGACGAACACGAGGTGAACGCGGAGCGCTTCGCGGCGTGTGACCTCGAAACCTGCGATACGTGACATGGATGTGCTCTTTGCGTTGAGCCACGCCCTGACGGGCGCTGTGCTAAGGGTCAACGGGCGCAACTGAGCCGTGCGCTGGATTGATGCAGATGTTTGCATAATTTTGGTAAGTTGTAGCCTTATGCCCGAATCCGTCGGGTGCGGTCTGACAGGGGTACGAAAAAAGCGGCTCGCACTTCCTCGTCTGCTACAACTTACCGATGCTTCCGCCGAAATCAAGGGCTAAAAACACGTGGAAGGCGAACCGCCATATCTTATTTAAACTGCACCCAACTCGGAGTAACTGCGAAGGCCTCGAAGGTGAGACAGGCAGTAATGGGCAAAAAAACAGCCCACAACCTTGTTAAGGTTCGGGCTTGAACATATCTTCACGCCCTTTGATTATGCAGAGAGTCCGCATCAATAAATTGTAGCGATGGCAAAGGTATGGATTAAGTTTGAGACTTGCAAGGGAAAAGTCAGAAATTTTCAGAAAAAGTTTGAGGAGTAGGGGCAAATTGAATGTTTTTTTAGTTAAACACCCCCTGCGTAGCAACAAATTATGAATATAATGAGTAACTTTGCATTACCATTTACCACATATTATGAAGCGAATTGTTAATATAATAATATTATATATATGGGTGACAGCAGTTACGGCCATCACCCTTAGCTTCATTATATGCAATATCGTATGTTATTTTTTGCCATACAATCATGCTTTTGCTGTTATGGCAGAGATAGTGTCATATTTACTCACTATTATTATTGTTGCACGTTATGTGCGGTGCTACCCTCTGCATCATGACATTCATCAGAAGCATTGGTTCCGTTTACGTTATCTTCAGTAACTTGTTCGATACACATATTAGATAGCCGTTCTTGCATTCGTAACTTGCGTTCTGTTTGATGGTCGAGATATTTTGTTACCGAATCCATTATTTGCTGGAAGAGAGGGCCTATACCCCTGCATTCAAATTCTAATTTCCAAAATTTCACACGGCCTCCCATCCCCATGACACCACAGATGGCCAAGACAACAATTAGCAACAAGTACTTCATACCTTCTGGACAAACCATCATAATGTCACCAGGCGATTGTACGTTGATAGTCATCTTTATCTTTGTTAAGTCTGCATTTATCCCGTTATCACGAGACACAGCCTTGAATAATTCCCCCAAATCACTGAATAAGCAGAAATCGTCCCATGACAAGCCTCTGTCTTGATTGACACGTAGCACTAAATATGTATTATCACCTTTAGTGTAGAGAGGCTCTATCTTACGATCTATAAAATCGGCATATTCATCAAGGCATGACATGGTTTGTTGATTGCCAAGACAAAGTAAAAGCTTTGGGTCAAATTGATGACGCTCTATAAGATGTAACCATTTTACTTTTCTACGTTTTACAAACTGACATTTGCCATCTTCGTGCTTTGAGCTATCTTCATACATCTCACTATTTACTATACCTATGGCATATTTCTTTGACTGAAAATTCGGAACGACAATAACGTCACCTACACTAAGGTTTCGGTAAAATTTAACAATTTGTCCAACTGCTTTAGCAAGCTGTGTTTTAGATATGTCATAATATTTTTCTTTCATAACAGTCTTCAACATTGTTCTTGCTTGACCTTCTGGCAATGGCAACTGCTTCAAGTGTTTTAATAAAATATCATCGTAACCTATAGCGATAAATCCGTCATCAACAAACTCATCAAAGAAGGTACCGCCCATTGAGCGAAAAAACCAGTAATGCTTCTCTGCATTGAGATTAGAAACAAGTGAACCAAGCTGTTCAATATTGTATTGTTCTTTCATTATTAAAAATTTTAAAACATTGCACAAATTTAGCAATAAAAATTTGATTAAGCAATATATGGCAAAAGAAAAGCGGCTGAAATCCTCACAGACTCCCACCGCTATATAAATGTTTTAAAATTTCGATGCTGCAAAGTTAATCATTTTCGTGGAGACACGCAAATGAAAAATCCCCCGATGCGTCACGCACCGAGGGAATAAATAGATCTTTTATATGCCGCATGGTCTGGCGGCAGTGTTGAATTGATTAAACAGTGACCATTTCAATATCTTTGGCAAGTCGGCGCAAGCCAGACTTGATTTTGTCAACCTGCTGCTTTCGCGGTTTGGAAATGCCACTCGCATAGTGTGAGAGTTGCTTTTGGTTGATGCCTGTTATCTCCTGAAGCGCGGCAAAGGAGAATATGCCACGATAGTAGTCGAGCAACGTAGCCACGTCGAAATCATAGACAAGCTGATATTCGCCATCGAAGACAGCCGGGTAGACATCACCGTCTTTACGCCGACCTTCGAGCCAGAAATCGACACTCTCCTGAACATATACCTTAAAGCCATCAAGGTCGCCATCGTAGGCAACGACCCAGCCCGGCAACAAGTCGCAGACGCAACAATAGCCGTCTTCAGTTCGAGCCGCTTTAATCACAACATTGTTCATAATATATCTTTTTATATGTTAATCTTAAAAATAGGTGGCAGCATGACCGCCACCTTACTTTGCTGAACACCAAACCACGCGTCTATTTAATGTTAAAGGTGGGGCGGAGCGTTAGCTCCACCCCGATTTGTTAGAACCTAAGCCCCGACTGCCGCTCAATACTACTGAGGAGCCATCCGCAGATAGATGTTGAAGGCTTGCCGTTGACAGTTACAACACCCTTTTTGGTAGGATGTTTGAACTCTCGGTGGTCCCCGTTGTAACGGTCTAAGTACCAGCCGTTATCAGCCAAGATTCTCAGAATCTTAGAAACTTTTACATTTTTCATAGATCGCTTGTTTAATAATTCAACACTGCAAAGGTAGTAATTTTACTACTAATAACCAAACAAAATAGTAACTATTTTACTATGAATAATAAAAACGTCTCAAAAAGCCTCTTTATGGTGGCTTTTTACCTCTGAAGGGACCCGCCGCAAAATGTGGCAGCATTTTGCGGCGGGCGCATTTTTTATCCCCACCATTTTGTTGACGTCAATAAAATGGTGGGGATTGTCTTTTTATAGTCTGCCCTCCTCGGCGTAACTATAATACTTGGTATCGGTGACGATAACGTGGTCACACATATAGATGCGCATACACTCCGCAGCTTTCTTTAAACGCTCGGTGATTCGGTCGTCTTCACGGCTCGGTCGGTTGTTGCCGCTCGGATGGTTATGTACGAGCGTTATGACGGTAGCGTTGTTAAGGATAGCCTCTTTAAGCACCATTCTCACGTCTACGGCTGTCTCAGTAAGCCCACCGCTCGAAAGCTTCACGGCTTTAATAAGCTTAAAACTGTTGTTCATTAACAAGATGTGCGCTTCTTCATGGTCGGCGTTGCCGATGGTCGGTCTGAAGTAACGCCAAACAGCGTCGGCGGTGCCGAACTCCTTGCAGTCCTCTGCTGTTTCTTGTTCAATGCGCTTTGCAAGTTCAAAAGCAGCTTGCAAAGCCATAGCCTTTTTCGTGTCTATGCCTTGCACCACTTCAAGCTCCTCGGTTCTCCGCTTCGTCATCGAGCGAAGACTGCCGTCACAAATGTTAACGAGTTGTCTGCTTTGCCTTATAGCAGTCTTCGGGTCATTGCCTTGTCCGATGATAAGCGAAATAAGCTCAACGATATTCAGCGTCTGAAATCCGCCGTTAACAGCCTTAAAGTCTGGACGCTCTTCACGTACCATATCAGAAAATTCTTCATATACTTTTGGTTTTAAGTGGTTATCAATTCATTTTAGCAGTACGAGCCAAAAACATGGCACCCAACACGTTAGCCCCTGCGCTTTCAAGTTCTTCGGCAAACTCGTTTGCCGTCGCTCCCGTTGTGATAAGGTCGTCAAACAAGATAACGTTCTTGCCCTCGAAGAAGTCAGTATCAGCGCTTACAAGATAGCCAAACGACTCGCTGACAATGTGCTGTGCGTTATTGTGCTTTGCTTCACGCATACCGAAAATGTTGACATGTGCGGTGCCGTTCTGAATGCCGGTGCGCTTGCTGACCTCGTCGGCAAATCGTTTGAAACGGCGGATATACTTTGAGTTTGTTGCTGCAGGGATGCAACAAAGCACATAGTCACAACACGAAACGCCGTACCACTTTGTGAGCGTATCAGACACGAGCTTGATGGCGTGTTCTGTAGCTCCACGCTTGCCCGACTTAAAGTCGTAGATGAATTGTCGGATGCGGTTTATTCTCACGTCGTCAGTGGCGAAACGCTTTGGAATGTAGGTGTAATAATTTGCTGTCTTCATATTGATTCTCGTTTGATTCTCTGAGGCGAGAAAGAGCTTTTTTACAAATCGTCTGAATCGCTGTCGAGAGTTTTTTTTATTCACTTCGGGTCGATGTCGCTTTTTACGCCGCAACAACAACGACGGGAAGAAGGCGTGAAGACAAGAAAAAGCCGGCTGTATTTTCATGGAAAACCCAGTTTTGTGACGTAGAAAGAAAACTCGGAAGGCTGCCATTAAAAAACTGACGATTTAGCAAAGCGGTTCTTGGCTGTGAGCCGCCCGTCGTAACTTCGCGGAGAAAAAACGTATATCGAGCCGAATGCGAAGCATACCTCTATATGAAAAAAAACGCTCTCGACTGCGACAGAAGACGTCAGGCAATAACCATGTGCGACAATAATGGCGCACATACCAAAATCCCCGAAAATCGGCTGTTTTGTAGCTTAAGCGGATGACAAAACAGCCGATTTTCGGGGCGAAATTTTTTCATTAAAATACGTTAAGTATACCTTATTTAAAGGGTTTTCGTGTGGACTTTTTTAAAAAGTCCGCTCCTACGTGGTAACGTAGCCAGCCGCGCCCTACCGAACGCTGCGCCCAAACGTGCGCCTTTTCGTTCAAATATGACTACCCCCTACCACCCAAAAGCGCACAAAAAACGACCGCAAGCAGTCCTAAGCGGAGAGCAAGCGGTCGTCAACAGCGACAAAATATCAGACACGAGCGTCAACGAATGACGTGTTGAGTCCTTGCAAGCGAGTGTAGTACTTTGTCCAGATGCGTTTGTCTAAGCAGTCGCCGAAGTGAGTGGCTTCTTCGGGGAGGATAGACTGTTTGCGCTCAGAACTCTTGTCCTTAGCGAAACGACCTATCGAGTCCTCAATTACGCGCGTGTTCTGCATAGAGATGAGCGTATAACGGCAGCGAGTAGCGTTGATGCGCACATGGGGAAAGCGAGGGTCGGTCTCGGATAAGATGTAGGTCCACAACAAGAACTTTTCATGCTGTGGCGGTTCAATGCCAGGATGAACACGTTGCTCAACAGTCCAGCCAAACTTCTGAAGGCGCTCGATGAACAGTTCGTTGTACGACTTCTTGGAGTTTGCACGGCGAGCATCGCCATAGCGGTCACGGTAGAAGGTGAGGCGTTTGCAGGCATGATGCTCGTAGTAAGCGATGAACTTGTCAGCGAGAGCATTAACCTCGGTGTCGGTCTCGTCATCACGACGAACGAAGAACTCATTGATGACACAGTCAATCGGTGTCTGACTCAAGAGCTTCGACGCAAAGTCGAACCTACGCTCCTGACCAACGCTAAGGAATGATGCTGCAGAACCCCAGTCTGTTGAAATCTCAAGAGGCTGTGTAGGGTCGCAATCAATGTCTGCACGTGAATCGTTAGCCTTGGCAAGGTCTTGCCAATTGTAGTCATGGTTCTCGGCAAAGTCACGCAGGTAGCTGTCATTAATGGCATTGTAGTAAAGATGCCTATCGTCGAGCTTGTAATAACAATGGTCAACCTTATCGAGCACAAAGTTGAGAATCTCAACCATGAATGAGAGCTTATCCATCACACGGTATTGGTTGACGATGTACGACATACCAAGGTTTTCTATATTGTCGAATACCGAACCGAGTATAAACAGCGTGGAGTCCTTAGATACGAACGGTGTAAGCTCGTGACGCATGCGCACCGCCTCATTCCAAAGATCACGAAACAGCTGGCGGTCGTGCGCAATGTAAGCCTCAATGAGCTGCATCTGCACCGACACCATGCGGTTCCACTTTTGAAAAAGCGGGATGCCACGCTCCTTCTCGTAGTATTCAGCTGGAGCAAGCAGCCACTTCTGCTGAGCCGTATAAGGCATAGAGGAAGGAAAGCGTTGCCATGATGCTTGACAATAGGATGCTCAGAACGCTTGCCGAAGATACACTCGTTGCCGCGGTTTGTAGGCGCTACCTCTTGATCGAACTTCCCCTTGTTGATGGTCAATGCCTCGTCGGTGATGTTGAAGTCAGCGTTGGGTCCTCGGCTGTTACCCTCCTGAGTAAGGATGTAAAGACAATGCCCATTACTGAAGCTGATAACGTGATCGAACTGCATAAGATGCTCGTACGGTCTGATGAACGACTCCGGAGGCCGCTTGCAGACCACATAGTCGCCCGTGTGCGTGTCGTAGTCGTAAGGCTTGTAGCCAAGCATCTCAAGCATCTTGAATGTAGACGGAAGCGTCTTGGTGAGAGCCTGACCAATGGTAGCCTGAGCGATGGTAGTAATACCACGCGGCATGATGCGCACATTCTCGTCAACCTCGGCACCGACAATGAAGCTCTTGCCCGTACCACGCGACATGACAGCATACTTGTTCTTAGCCTGCAGCATGAGATAAGCATACTGTATACGGTTGACGTGAATGTCCTCTTGCCAGTAGTCTTGCTTGTTGTTTGTCATGTATCCATAATTTCTTCAGCCTGAGCATCAGAGATAGGCTGATAAAGGTTATCGATGAGTTCTTTCTTGTCGCGGTCGCTGTAATTACGCACATCGCCGAGCGAAACATTCTGAGTCTGACCGTTTTGCACGATTTGAATGAAGAACTGATTAGCCTGCATGCGTCGCGGGTCCTCCTCGCCCATGGGGCGCTCACCAATGATTTTATGTAGCACAAGCTTCGCCTTGTTCCACTCCTTCAGGTCGCCACGCAGCTTGCACTCACGTATGAGCTCAAGCTGGTCTTTAATCATCCACGCTTGCCAGAAGTCCCAGTCGAATGTGTGCCGCGACTTGTAGAGCTGCCGTGCCAGTGCGATGTCTCGCCGAACAGTCGACGGCGACACATCATATTTGGCACGCATAAGCCTGATGACGTGATTGTCATCGGGATAGTCGTCAAGCAGTTTAGCAGCCGAGAGCACTCGCCGGAACTGCTCACGGCAACGCTCCGGAAGCGGGTTGTGCTCAGGGTCGGTGATATGCGCCTCAATCTCATCATGAGTAAGACGCGCAATGGATTTGTAGTCTCTAACCATATTTCAGTTGATTTGATATATCGTGAAGCATCTTCAGCAACTGCTCAAGCGCCGGATTGCTACCGTTTTGTGCAGCCTTAATTATGGAGCGCTGCACCTCCATCTTCTGACGGATGTAGCCTCGATAGTAAGCCGTTCGCACCGGAGACGGCTGCTGCAGCAACTCCTTCAGCTCATACTCTTCAATTTCGAGATTGATGGCAATAAGCGGAAGAGGGATAAGGCAGTAAGCCATCTCTTCGAGAGCGTCACTTTGCTCCTTTGTCAAATTGTTCATACATTATATTATTGTCAAATCGCCAGATGTCCTCTGACGTGTGGATAATGCCCCGCTCAAGCTTCGGGTTGTGTGTGGCGTTCTGACTGCCCACGATGCTGACATGCCAGCCCTCGTTGCTGATGAGGGCCACCTTGGCATGTAAGGAAGTGCAACGGTAGGAGTCGGGGAACGACGTGATGAGATGAGCGAAAGGTTTGGGAGATATAGAGCGTACACGGTTGTCGATGAGGAAACGTATTGACAGAATAGTGCCATCGTCGACATACCGGCGAAGAGTGGAAATTGAGTCCTCGGCAATAGAGTAAGTAGAAAGGAACACATGAGCCGGACCAGTCTGCCGTAGCACGTAGAGCATGAGTTGCACAAGGTTTACAGCCCCGTTGCTGTAGAAGTGCTTGTCGACACCCTGCTTCACGGAACCGAGCTGTGAAGTACGCTCGAGAACGTCTGTAATGACCTCGATGTCGGTCTCAGAACGGTCGAGCACATTAACAAGAGAGCGATGATCCACGTCGGGAACATCGCTCTGGCTTGGTAAAATGACAGAAGAAGGATGCAGAATCATTGACGGTTGGCGAGTTCGTATTCAACCTTAGAACGTTCAGCCTTCAGGCTTTCTACCTGATTGGACAGCTTCAGGCGTTTAGGAGAATCCGGCATCGGGTTCTCGACATTCTGCTTGGAGTCAGACTGATAGCGCAGCTGGTTCTCTTTGCGTGTAATCTGGTTGGTGAGCGACTTGCGACGAATGCGCAGCTTATCGGTGTCCATCGACTTATAGTCAACCTTGTCAGGCGCGACCTTAGGTCTTTGGTCAGCAGCAGCCACATATTCAGTAACAATAGAGTAGTTTTTCACACGATCGAAAGCAGCACGGTCCGGAACAGTACCATCGCGGTCGTAAGCCTCTTTGAGCGGTGCGAGTGCGTCCATGTAGCTTGTAAGCTGGTCCATTTGTATGCCTATAGTCTTACGTTTTTCGACCGACTCATCGTCATTAGCTTCGCCAATCTCTGTACGCTTTCTGGCAAGCTTGGATCGCTGCTTGTAAGCGTCGGCATAAGCCTTGATGACAAGCTGCATAACCTCAGGCATCTGTTTGAACGACACGGTGTCTGCAACCTTAGCAACAGATGTCTGCTCGCTGACAGACTGATGTTCGCCGTCTCGATCGTTAAGATCATCGACGTCGGGAACATCATCGAAGCGAGGATCATCGGGATTGTAGTAGACCTGGATGACATCGCGCAGACATGACGTAAGCTTTTCTGTAGTCCAGGCTTGCTCGCCCTTGCGTAGCAGCAAGGTATGAACAGTGGACTTATACCCCGACCTGCGCAGAATATGAAGACCGGCGGCAAAGTTACGCTTGTCGATGGGCTGAGCGAGCCACTTCATAGCCTGCGAGCGAGCTTCGAAATATTCTTGAGATAGTTTCATATAACATACATATTTAAAAACGCTACAAAAATAGCGATAAAAAAAGCGATGCCTAAGGACAATAAAAAACCTCCATGACCGCTGCCATGGAGGGGAAAATCAAGAGAATGAGACAAACAAAGAAACGCCTAACCTCCTGCCGCAGTGAGAATGTTCTCGCAGTCGCCCTCGTAGACGAGAGCACGCGGCGTAGTGTATTGGAACTTGAGAGTAGTCTGGTTGCGCTCAGTAGCAGACGAGCCAGTAGTGGCACCGTCACTGTCAGAAGCGAGGATGGCACCGCGTCGGGCGTCGCCCATAAGGTACTTCACACCGTTGTTATCCTCGACAATGAAGAAGAGCTTGCGACCCTTAGTGGCATTAATGAAGCCAAGAATCTTCTTTCGAATTCGTGCTGCCACAAGATTAAGCTCCATCTGGAACGACTCGCCACCAGTCTCGCCCTGCGGTTTGATGGTAAACGAGCCAGTATTATCAGTGAAAGCAAACTTGTAAGCCTTGCAGCCGTTTGCCATCACCACATCGCCAGAAAGAGCACCCGCTTCATCAAGTGACATAGCATTCTCTTTGACAGCTGGCAGGTCTGGCCATGTCGCCACCTCATTGTGGTAGCCGAAAGTCACGCTCTCGACCACACCGCCCATATTGTCTTGAGCATCACACTCAAGAGCCGGGTCGATGTCAGCGAGTTCGTAGCACTTTTTAGGATTTACAGCCATACATTAATATATTATAAGGTGAAACAATTAAGCGGATACCGGAACGACCGGCTGGTCGTTGGTGCAGAAGAGCTCGCTACGGAAAGTGGTAAACTGAGTACCGAACACATATTTGCCGAGAGCCTTGAACTTATAGTCAGCCGGTACAGCACGAAGAGTACGCATGTCACTAGGCTTGTCCATGCCATAGACAACATTCTCCTGAAGAGTAAGCATAGCGAACGAAGAGTCGTCCGGCATGCCAGGACAACGGACAATCTCGCACATACCCTTAGAGCCATAGAGCACCTGCTGCTTAGTCTCGTCAGGAGACTGTCCGGGCGAATGGACGTTAGGATGCTCGTCTGCGAACCAGTCGTCATACATATCACCGACAGTATAAGGCAGATAGAGCTTCGACTTCTGGTTGCGGAACAGCTCAGGCATGTGTCGCCACATGCTAAGCAGCTGCGTGCCGATGTCAGCACGGGTGAACTTGCCGGTAGACACGAGGTTGTCTTTGCCAGTAGCAATTGTGCCATCGTCTTTACCTCTTTTAATGTGCACGCCGAGACCGTCAAAGGAATCTTTCAGTTCTGTCTTTGCACCAGTAGCATCAAGCTCAGCGGACCAGATACATGGCAGAAGGTCCTCGGAAGCCTGTTGCAGGATGCGGTTGATAAGCCAAATCTCGAACGGATGCTTTGCAATCTCGAGTGCGCCGCGCACCTCAGTAATGTAAGCACGACGGTAACGCTCCGGCTCATCGAGGATTTCGATAACGCACGGATGCACCGTAAGAGTGCGGTTGCCGAACGAGCCAATGTTCTTCTGCTCTTTGAAAACACCGGTGTATCGAGATGATACCGACTTGAAGAAAGCCTCAGTGAATGTATAGGAATCAGTAATGCCCACCATTGGCGTCATGTGACGCAACATGGCATCAGCAGCCTGGTGGTCGATAGCAAGAATCTTCTTGCTATGCGCCTTCACCGCAGTGTTGACGGCGGTGATGTCGATAGGATCGTTAAAATTCATATTATACCAGATTTAAAATTATTCGTCGTAGAAGTTGTTGATGGGGTCCTTGCGGATGTCAGCAAACTCGTCTACGTGGCTATCCGGAGTATTAGCCGAAGGAGTGGCCGGAGACGGAATCTTGTCGAACATCTGCTTGATTTTAGCAATCTTGTTGTCGATGCCCTCGATGCTCTTCACTTCTTCAGAGAACTTGTCGAGCTTATCGGTGAACTGCTTCTCGAGATTGCCATGGTTCTCAACCTTGCCCTGAAGCTCGACGAGCTTGTCGTCGATAACCTGAAGCTGAGCGGTAGTGAGCACTACCTTTGAGTCTGATTCGTCAAGACCCTCTACATTAAGAAGGGTGTTGACATTGAGAAACTTCTTATTCATAGTTGTTGGTGGTTGTGGTGGTGGAATTTGTACTTGTGTTTGAATGTTTGTGGAAATATTGTTCTTTGCCAGTCCTAACATCTCGCCGAGCTTCTGGAAGAAAGACCGCTCATCAGACAGACTGCCGTCTTCGGGAATAGGTATAGCACAGTTGCGGAAAGCACTTAACATATCGTTAGCAGCCTTAGCTGGAGCTCGCTCGTTGATGATCTCGTCGATAAGGCCGTACTCTTGACACTCCTGAGCGGTCAGCCATGGATGTGCTTTCATCATAGCGAGCATATCATCGACAGAGCGTTTGCCACGTGAGGCATACTTGCCGGCAATGATGCGGTCGATGTTCTCAAGATGCTTAATATCCTCAGCATTGGCCACCCCCAACTGCTTCAGTTCATCTGCGTTCATGCGCTGCCAGCAGAACACCTCCTTGTTGCTGCAATGCACATACAGCATACAGTCAGAATACATCTTGATGGTCTTGGCACCAAAAAGCCATGTTGCCGCCGAAGCATTGAAAGAGTCGTGGATCAGCGTCACATCGCCGTGATCGGCAAAAGCGTGTGAGATCTGCACCGCTGACGCCACATCGCCACCTGGAGAAGCCATGCGCACAGTGACCGGCTTGCCCTTGTTCTCGCCCAAGAACTGGTTGACCCGCCAAACCGTATAGCTCGAAATCTCACCATTAATACGTAAAACATTATTAACCATAAAAATCTATAGATATATGAGTGATACGGCAAAATTAGGCAGAAAAAAGCCCCATGCCTTAGACGAGGCACGGGGCAATCAGACAGTAAAAGCGATTCTATTATAGATTAATCAAGTCATCCATATCAATAACCAGCGACGGCGCCGGCTGTTTGCCTTCAAACAAAAATGATGATGCGTTAAGTGCTGTGTAAGAATCGCCAGTGGTCTTCTCGCATGAAAAGGTCAGCGGCACATCAACTGAACCAGACAGATACACGGTGCCGTTATGGTCCTGCGACAACACAAGCCACTCGCCACGTTCAAGCTGCTCAATGATGAGGTTGGTGTCACGTCGAAGTTTCGGGATAACACCCTCAATAGATACCTGCCAATATTCGCCACCGTCATCAACAGACTTCTGTTCGGTGAACGAGAATGAGCGGTCTGGATAAATGGGTATGGCCACAATGTTGTCACGCGTCTTCAATTCCACGGAATCAGTGTCATGCAGATAATCATGCCGCACGCGGAGCAGGTCAGACGGAGGAAAGGCGTAAATCTCCGCCAGTCCTCCGATGTTGTTGAAATCAAAATTAATCTCTTTCATATTCTTCTAAGCCTTGTTGCGTGATATGTCCGCTTTTGGACAATATCGCCCAACACTTTTCTTCAATTTTCTTGCAAATTTGCTCAAAATCGTCCTCGCCATTGATCTTAGCGTTACGCTGAAGCTCTTTGCGTATGCTGTCAGTATCCCAATCAATTTCTGTGATACCAGTAGCCTTACGGAAGCGTTTGATGCGGTCAGCTATGCTAAGCCCCGTGATGGAGAGCATTGCACAGTAGGTATGCAGCACCTGTTTGACATCACGCTCGAGACGAGAGTTGAAGTGAAGAGTCTCGGTAGGTGAGAGCAGCCAGCCATATCGCTGAAAGGTGTCCATGCTAATCTCGATAGCCACCTGTGTAGTATAGCGGCCACGTACGGTCAAGTCGCGTCTCGCCTCGCCACGTATGAGCCGACGGCGAAAATCCTCGGCAAGCTCACGGTTAGGTGACAAATTTACTAATTCTGCCCAATCGTCATCGGGACGATTGTAGTTAGAAACGAGGAAGCGCTTAACGTAGCCCTTACAGGGAACCCATACCGCCATGCGCTCTTGTTTTTTGGAATGTTTTGCCATATATATTATTGTTTTTAATTGTCTATGTAAGATATGAGGGCTTACAGGTAAATTGCATTTTTAATTTTGCATTATGGGATGGTGTATTTATGCGTCCAACCGACCAACCGTCCAACCAACATAATATTAACACTGATAATCAGTTAGTTAGCTATTGGTTGGTGGCGTTTTACCCCCAACCAACCAGACCAACCAGACCAATTTAGCCATTCTGCTCCGCACATGAAGAGACTACACACAGTCAACCGTTGGAAACCTACAACCAACCACAACCAACCAACTGCACCCCACAACCAACCACATCCAACCAAACCAACTATTTACTTATTACTACTTAACTTACTTATTACTAACTACTTATAATGATTTGTCGGTTTTGAAAAGATTCGCGTGGTTGGTCGGTTGGTCGGTTGGACGCATTTTTCGGCTTCTGAGATTTTCAAATTTCGTTTTAACAACCCCCTCTTTTACATTGAGGTGTTCGGGGTGGAACGAAACGACGGACAAGTACCTCACGGCACCTGCCCGTCTGACGCTACTTACTATCTGACATTATATATTTTGATTACCGAGCCCTCCCTCGAGAGACATATGCACCGCCACTCAGAACGGTCGATTGTCCTCCTCTTTGGCAGTGATGGTGCCACGCTCGAAGTCGATGCCCATAAACTGCTGCAGTATGTTGTAGTCGAGAACAATGGCTGAAGTCTGCTTCGACTTCTTCTGAATCTTGATTACCATCGTGTCGTCTGGAGTCATCTCTGTCATATTACCAGGATTGACCGTACCAGGCGGCGTGCGCATCGTGCGGACCTCCTCTTGCCATATAAACTTCTTGTTGCTGACATCACCTATGAATGCCGGATGCGACTTCAGATTAACCACAAGAGTAGTCAATGTCAGCGGACGTTCGCCACCCTGCATGGCAGCGAGATAGTGCTTATGCACATTGCTCAAGTTCATATACATAACCTTCTGACCCTCGGCAATAGGCTTGACGACGCCACCTTTGAGCGTCACCTTGTCCGGCTCGTCGATGGTGAAGTCTCGACCTATCTTGAGCGTGCCTTTGTCGATGAGGAAGTCGAGCGTGTTGAAGAATGTAGCGAGCTTATCACTCTTGGCAAGCATCTCGCACTGATGGCGTACCTTCTCGACAGCGAGGGCAAAGAACTCTTCATAAGTGAACGGCAGCTGCAGATGTGGGGCATCGTTGATTAGCAGTCTGCAGGTGGCGAGAAACATCGACACGGTGCCTATTATACGACTCTGGTCGCCGCTACGGCCAGACATGCCGGCAAGAGCTTGCTGCAGTTCTTTGCGTGACTGCTCCATGTATGGCACGAAATGAGTCCGGAAGAGCGGACGTAGCTTCTGTACTTCTACTAACAAATAGCTCAGCCCCTCTTTCTCATAACCCTTGAGCTCTTTGAAAATGCGCTGCGCCTCTTGATCACCCGAGAAGTTGTGAGCAGGAACCTCGCAGAGTACGACGCGGTTAGAAAGAGCATTGTCGTCACGCTGTGGAGCTTCTTGGCCAAGCAGGATAATTGAGGCATTAACCTTTGATGTCTCGATATCGTTACCAGTAGCCGAGCGACGCTTCTGCTTGCCGTCGCCGTCATAGGTCACAGCCTTGAGACCCTGAAACTTTTGGTCGCTTATCTCTTCGTCGTTATACTCCTCAAATATGCACGGCACATCGCGAAAACGCTCCAGGATGGAGAAGAACGCAGCGTCTGAAATCTGATTGAGGTTTGAGGACGGTGCTGACGGTATCTCATAGAGAGCACGTATGCTCTGAGCTATCTGCGATTTACCTGAAGAAGTCTGACCTATAAAGAAAACAGCTGTGAAGTTGCCGATGACCGGATAGAGGTCAGAACGGAAACCGCACAAAATGGAGTAGATGATGGCCCACTTGCCGTTGTTCTCTATGCGATATACACGATTCATCAGGTCTGCCCATTGTGCGAACGAGATCTGCCTTTGCTCCGGCACATCTATGTAGCGAAGATGACGGTCTTGCTCGAAGACGTCAGAGTCGGAGCGGTCATAGGCATATATTTCAGAGTAGGCAGGCGAGTAGAAGAGGTCGCCCCCATGCTCAACAAGACCGAGGTTGTCCACCTTCTTGATTTCGAAATCACCCTTCTCGTTACGATGGAAGATGGCATTGCTCCAGGCAAAGAAGTCCTCTTTCTGCTGGCCGAACGTGCGCAGCTGGAAGCACGTCTTGAACTGATGAGACATCCATGTCCAGATTTTATTGAAGTGCTTGACGTTGCCGTTCTCGAAGTTGTATGCGCCCTCGTTAACGAGAGCAGCACGGAACGTAGCCATATTAGCAAACACAGAAGACTGCCACTCAACATACTTTGCCTTGCGAATCTCCGGAGCCATAGATGTGATCTTTACAATACGCTTGTTAAGCGACGGGTCTTTGTCGTAGACGTGTAGGAGCGGTGTCATGAAGAAATCGCACACACGGCCATAGCCACCGGACTCGTTCTTGAACATATAGCATACCGGCTCATTCTTACTCTTTGAGAGCAGAGGATAAAAGCCGTAACGCGACAACATACGCTTGTAATCCTCGTTCTCCTCGACGTAATCAGGCAGAGTATTGCCGTCGACATCGGCGACATCGTCGAGGTTCTCGCGCTCTGCCTCCACCTTGTTCTTCGAGCGTTTGCGAGTGATGTAAGGTTTGACAATATCTTTCAGAGCTTTCTCGGATGGCAGCGAGAGAATCTGAGACCAAGACTTCATCGAGCGGGTCCGCGTGACCTCTGTTGCCTCAGTTATCATCTCAGCGATACGGTCAAGATAGATGTCCACGATGTTGGTAGTAGGCGCATCGTTACGAATCTTCGAACCGTATATGTCGACGTACCACTGTATGAAGCCGATGGTGCCCTCACTGGTTTCGACATCAATATTGAAACCAGCACGATAAAGAGCCTTTAGCGTCAATATCTCGTCGTTCTCAGACTTGTCATTGAAATCGTCGTCGGGAGAACCTATTACCACGGTGTTGTAGAGCTGTCGTAGCTCCTGGACATCGCTCTCCTCGGGGCAACCACGAAAGAACACCACAGGACGTTCGCCGACCCCCTCCTCGAACTCACGCCAGGAGGTCGTAAGACGAATCTTGTCATTGTCTTTATCGTATATCTCCTTTGCCTCCTCGATGCCGCAGAAACCTTTAGTGGGTTCATCGTGACGCTTAACCCCAGACAAGGCTTGCCTGAGCTTTGGCATGAGCTTGTCAGAAGATGACTTTATGAGGAGTGCCAATGTGCGCATATAGTCACTGCGCATCGTCTCTTCGGGCACGTGTGCGACGGCATCGATGATGGTCTTCAGCCCTGTCTCTCGTGTTGGTTCGTCAGGAGCAGAATGATAAAGTTTTTCGTAAAGGTAGCTGACAAAGCTCATTTCGAGAGGCTTCAGCTTATCACGAACCAGCCCCGTGTTAGCCCGAGCAAAATCGTCAGGGTCTTGCCCTGAGGGTAACATCACGCAGCGCACATTCATGCCGGAAGCGAGCAAGATGGGAATCTGTGTGACAGCCGAATGAATGCCAGCCTTGTCGTCATCATAAACAAGCGTAACATTCTCAGTAAGGAAGCGCAGCTTCTTTACCTGAGTGTCATCGAGCGCAGAACCACTCTTGCAAATCACATTGCGGATGCCGTTCTGTGCAAACGAAATAACGTCAAACTGCCCCTCAACGAGATACACCTTATTATATTTAGCTATCTCAGTGCGTGCCTGGTAGAGACCGAAGAACACAGCCCCTTTCTTGAAGACTATGCTGTCAGGAGAGTTAAGATATTTAGCTTTTGCCGTACCGGTGATGTCGCGTGCTGTAAAACCGATGACACGACCGAAGCGGTCGAGGAACGGGAACGTGATGCGGTGGCGGAAATAATCCATGCGTTCACCGTTGTCACGTGTGAACAAAAGCCCGGCACGCTGCATTATCTCTGGCTTATAGAGCACGGACAGTTCGTCATACATCTGACGATAGCTGCCCGAAGCACCTACGCGGAACTCCTTGCGTGCCCAGTCGTTCATGCCACGCGAAGTGATATAGCGGTCTGCCTCTGTAGAAATATGTGTCTGAAGCCACTTCTGAGCTGCATCGAGCACTATTCGCACCTCTTCACGTTCACGATCACGAGCAGACTCTTCAGGAGTCTTCTCTTCGACCTTAATATCTATGTTATATTCCTTTGCTAGCATTTGTGCTGCCTCAGGATAACTGATGCCCTCAATCTTGTGTACGAACCAGATTGCATTGCCGTGCTCGCCACATCCAAAACATTTGAAAACGCGCTTCGATGGTGAAACACACATCGAGGCAGTCTTCTCGTCGTGGAACGGACAACAGCCGAAGTAGTTGGAACCGCTCTTTCTCAACGACACGTATTTGCCAACGACATTAACGATATTGGCAGCGTCGAGAATGCGGTTTATGTCAGTTTCAGATATTCTCATGTCAGATATAATAATAGTTGTAGCGTCAGTTGTTATCAAAGAGATTGAGCTGACGATTGAACATAAACTTCATCAGCTCGTCGCTTGTGAACTTAAGATGCTTTGCCACAGCCTCCATCTCCTTATTCGTAGCTTGTCGGTAGCCCTGCCAGATCTGCTGAAAGCGAACCTGATTGATACCTATAGCCCTGTAGAACTCCTTAGTGGGATGGAAGTAAGCCGTATCTATTTTAACGGCGATAAGTTCGCGCAGCAGATTGCGCTTCACTTGCTGATGACGTGCAATGTCATGCCGTAGCATGTAGAGCTGCACTGATAACTCAGACCTGCCAAGCCTCGCCGCCATGTCACGGATGGATACCGTTGTAGCATTAGCCTTGATGTAAGCCACCTCTTCTGCAGTCCAGCGCCGTTTGGTGTCAGGGTTGTTCATCTTGGATGGAATTAATCAAGTTATACTTTTCTAAAGTCATCCAGTGATGTTGTGTGGCAAGCAAGAACTGCCGCGCCAATTTCTTTAGAGGAACAGTCATTTCATCCCTGTGTAGACATGAGATTGAATATAATGACCACTCAACGACATAAACAAGTTTGCGTAAATCTTTACCTTCTATGTCAATTGTGATAATGTCTAAGTTGTCATCGGACCTATACTCTAACACACCATCAAGTTTGCGCGACTTCAGATCCTTGTCAAGTCTATCTACAAAGCCGAGCTTGCAGCTTGGAAACGGACATGTAACATAAGTAATGGTCTTGTCACCCTCATATTTTCGACAAACAACAACATAAAAGTCGTTGCGGCTGATCATTACACCTACATCTTGCTTATTCTCATTAATCATATGCTCCATATTTGTAGTATTATCACTGTTTACGGTATTTCTTAGCAATACCGTATATCCCATATATCTCGTTTATTTACCCCATATTTAGCGAATATTTTTTCGATATCCTCCTTTAAAAATGCCGGAATATTAGGGTAATCCTTACGCTTACGATAGAAGTCAGTGTCGAATTTTAGCCCTAAAACCTCCTTTATTTCTGCCTTAACTATAGGAATGTCTGACAGTTTCAGCATATTGAAGCCGGGTCGGAAAGAATAATGTACTTTTCGTATTGCCAT